CAGTTCTTGTAGGCATAGCCGGTTTGTTAATTACATTTATTGTTACGTCAGTATCGGGAAAATAAAGATGGAAGAGCCAACAAAACAAGTAATAGATGTAATCAGCTTTGGCACTGTTATTGGCACTATATCTGCCATTCTTCCACCACTTTCTGCCCTATTTACCATTGTTTGGGTAGGCATTCGTATTTGGGAAACTGATACGGTTCAAGAACTGACAGGCCGAAAGCAAAAGCGTGATGATAAGGGCCGATTTGTTAAGGATGATGACTGATGGCTTTACAGTTTCTAGTTGGCCCAATCGCTAATCTTGCCAAGTCATGGATGGATAATAAGCATGAGCAATCTCAAGCCAGCCATAAAGCCAAAATGCAAGTCATCAGCAATACAGCCACCTGGGAAGAAAAGATGGCTGATGCCTCCGCTAATTCATGGAAGGATGAGTTTTGGACGGTTATTTTATCCATTCCTCTCTTATGTGTTGGTTACTCTATTGTCGTTGATGACCCCGATATTCTTGGCAGGGTTTCTGACGGTTTTGATGCTTTGGATACTTTGCCAGATTGGTATCAGTATTTACTATTTCTTGCAGTATCTGCGTCATTTGGAGTGCGTGGTGCTAGTAAGCTGATGAAGCTGAGAGGCAAGTAATGGCAGAGTTATTTGCTACCGCTGAAAACGAAGACAAAGCTAATGAGATTATTAAGCTTTATAACAAATATTTAGGCCGCAATCCCTTGCAAAGCGGGATAGATGGCTGGCTTGCGACAAACCAAAGCATCGAGCAAATTGAGCAGGGCATAGCAAACTCTAAAGAAGCTGCTGTATTTGAGATCTATAATGACACTATGGGCCGCGATCCGACTGCGGGAGAGCGGAATTATTTTGTAAATGTAAGCGCTGCACCTATTGAAATTATTGAAGGGCTTTTGTCTGATACAGATGAAGCGCAAGCGTTTCAAACCCAACAGCAGCTAGATGAAACAGATTTGTTGGCCGATACGATCGACGCTGACACAACGGCTGACGATACTGCGATTGACACTGCACAAACTAATGACACAACGGTTGATAATGTAACCGTTGCCAGTGAAACAGAAGCAGCATTCCCTACCGCTGATACCGGCAGATTTGGCGACATGATTGATGCTTCTGCAACCTTTGCTGACGCTAACCAATATCTCGGCGTTAATGAAGCACAGTGGTCTGCATTTGTTAATGAGGTAAACGAGATTAAAGCGCAGATGAACGCTTTTGAGGGCAATGAAGCACGCGTGTTGCAAGATCGAAGCATACCTGATGCTGTTTTAAATCGACGCATTGCTGTATTGCTTAATCAAAATCCCGGCATGACTCCTGATGAGGCGCGGGCAGAAGCTGAAAGTGGTGAAGCGTATCAACAATTAGCTACTACCAATGCACAATATGAGGCATTAAATGAAAGATTGAATCAAGCGTATGCAAGCATTGGTTTACCGGGTGCTGCAACGATAGCGGGAAGCGGGGTAAGCGGCGAAGGCTACAGGGTTGATTTTAATTTAAATACGGGCGAAGTAACTTACCGGGAGGTAGGTGGTAGCTCATTTCTTGAGTCGGCCCTTGGGATTGCAATAGCGGCAGTATTTACCGGTCCAATAGCTGGAGCAATAGCAGGAGCTACAGGAGCCTCTGCGGCAGCGGCCACAGCAGCGGCCTCTGGCATTGTTAATAGTGCAACTCAGTTAGCAATGACCGGCAATCTTGATGTAACGCAGGCACTTTCAGCAGCGGCTACGGGTTATTTAAATCCGGTTAATGCTGCAAATGTCATGTCTAATCCTGATGTGGCAAGTCTTACTAGTCAGGTAAGCAATACTGCTTTTAATGAAGTTACAGGTGAGCAAATACTTACAGAGCTTACGAATGCTAGTGCTAACTCAGGTGCTGTTGTAGACGCAATTTCTCAAGCGGTTGGGGCTGCTGCTACCAATGCGATACTTGGCGGAAATGAAGATGCAGGCGTTGTTGTAGACACTGGTGGTGCTACTGCTGACGTTACAGGCATGGGTTCAGATATCGGCGATGATTTTGGCGTAGATGTTGAAATTACTATGCCTACAGTTACCGAGCCTACAGACGATGATTCTGGCGGTGGTGGCGATACAGTAACAGGTGGTGATTTAAGTGCTGATGGGGCTGATGGTGGTGATGCTGTTGCGGCTGAGCCTGCAACGACCGTGACGGTTGATTCTTCTGCTGGCGGTGTTGCATCACAGGATGACAGCCTTCCTGAAATTGGCGATTGGGTTTTCAAGGATGGCGTATGGAACCAAGTAGGCGGCTATTCCGATGAGCTTGGTGTTCCGACTGTTATCTATTCTGGCGAAATTATCACAGGGCCAGGATCAGAGGGTGAGGTGAAATCTGACGAAGAATGGGCGGTTATTGACCAAGACGGCGGTTTCCGTGATGGCACTTACACGCAAGGCGTTTTGACAGAAAGCGAGCCAACTATTCAGGGTGAGGGAACTGGCACAGAGCAAACTGATGCAACAAAAGCCGTTGATTGGATTTTGGTAAATCTGCCTAACTATGAAGATATGACAGAGGTTGAGATAAACCAAGCGTTAGAAGGTGCTGGTCTTGAGCCTGTTGATATAAACGACGATGGCACTATTACCTCTAAAACTGAGGCTGTTGAGAGTACTAATGGCGATGGAGCGTCAACCGTGACTATCGATGGCTCAGGTGCGGGAGCCGGTGCAGGTGCCGGTGCGGGAGCCGGTGCGGGTTCCGGAAATGGGGCGGGTGCAGGCTCAGGTGCAGGCTCAGGCGCTGGAGGCGCTGGTGGCGGTGCAACAGGTGGCGGCGGTGGCGTAGGAACAGTATCTACAGGTGGACAAGGCGGCGGCACAGGTGGGGGTACAGGCGCGGGTAGTGGTGATGGCACTGGCGATGGTGACGGCGATGGCGATGGCCTAGATAAAACCGGAATGCTAACGGGATTAGCTGCACTGCCAACTATGGCTGCACAACCTTTTGAGCCTTTGACACAGCGGTCTATCCGGTTTGATGCTCCGACTATTCAGCCAGTGCAGATAGCACCCACTGATGCAAGAAAAGAACTGGATAATCAGTTGGCAAGATTATTGAATGACCCTCAAAGCCAGCGTAGACAGTCTTTATTTGGAGGGCTTGTTTGATGACATATTTAAACCTAGTTAATGGTGTATTGCGGCGTCTCAGAGAAGACGAAGTAAGTAACGTATCGGAAAGCACCTACAGCAAGATGGTAGGCGACTATGTAAATGACGCCAAAGACCTTGTAGAAACTGCATGGGATTGGTCGCCATTACGCAATACTTTGACGATTACCACCTCAAATGGTGACAACCTTTATTCCTTAACCGGAAGTCGCAATGAGGGCAAGGTTCTTAATTTTATTAACGATACGTCTAATTGTCTGGTCGAATATCAGACCCAGAACTGGTTTGACGATAAAGACTTTATCCAAGAGGCCGTCACAGGCTCGCCTAAATACTTTACTTATGCCGGTGTCGATGGCAACGGTGATACTCAGGTTAAGTTATATCCGACACCGGATCAGGCATATACGCTAAAGGTTCGCGTAGTTTTACGAAATGTCGCGTTGTCAGCAGATGCGGATACGCTTGCGATACCCAGTGGCCCTGTTTTGCACATGGCAATAGCCTTGTTATCACGGGAAAGAGGTGAGACAGGCGGTACGTCTACTGCTGAATACTTTGCAATTGCTGATAAGCATTTGTCTGATGCGATTGCTTTGGATGCCCAGAAACATCCAGAAGAGACAATCTTCTACACACCGTAGGATAGGTTATGGCACAGCCGTTACGCAGCATTGATCTTGTCGCCCCTGCCTTTAAGGGCGTTAACTCGGAAGACTCTCCTATTGCTCAGGATACGTCATTCGCAGAAATTGCAGATAACGCGATTATTGATCGACAGGGCCGATTGGCGTCCCGTAAGGGCAATAACGTCCTAACTACTAACAAGACGGCGTTAGGCACAGACCATATCCACAACATTCATGAGTTCTACGACAGTGCTGGCAACGAAACCATATTTAGCACTGGCAATAACAAGATAATGAGCGGCACAACTACGCTAACAGACGTGACTCCTGGCTCATATACCATTACCGCCAATGATTGGAAGATCGTAAACTTCAACGACAAGGCTTACTTTTTCCAAAGAGGTTTTGACCCACTGGTCCACGACAATAGCAATGGGCTGAGAACCTTTACGGTAGCCAACGGTGGAGCAACCAACGCTACCTTCAAGGCCAATGAGGTGCTTGCGGCATTTGGCAGGCTGTTTATCGCTGGCAATGCTACTAATGACACCATTATTTACTGGTCTGATCTATTAGATGGCAATGCCTTTTCGGGTGGTTCTAGCGGTAACATCGACGTATCCAAAGCATGGCCTGATGGTGCTGACAAGATTGTTGCCTTAGCTGCACATAATGACCTTCTTATAGTCTTTGGTGAACATAGCATTATTGTTTACTCAGGTGCAGATAGCCCTGCAAGTATGGCAATTGCAGATACCATATCAGGTGTAGGCTGTATTGACCGCAAGACGGTAGTCAGCATTGGCACTGATCTATTATTTTTAAGCGACGATGGGTTGAGAAGCCTTGGCAGAACAATACAAGAAAAGTCTCTGCCTATATCCGACCTTAGCCGTAACGTAAAACAAGAACTGATTGGGTTTTTGGCGGCTAAAACCAGCCCTGCCAGCACCGTATACAGCCCTGAAAACTATTTTTATCTGCTGTGTTTGCCTGACAGCAACCTTGTTTACTGCTTTGATCTTAGGGGTAGGCTGGAAAATGGCTCATTCCGCGTAACCAAGTGGCCCAGCGTAGGGTTCAAGTCTTTTGCTAGAGACAGGGATGGCACTGTTTACATAGGTACTACAGATGGCATTGGTAAGTACGATGGCTTTGATGACAACAACTCGTCTTATATTTTTCGATATTCAAGCCCCGGCCTGACCTTTGACGACCCATCAAAGATCAAGATTCTGAAAAAGATACGGCCCACGATTATTGGCGGTAATGATGCAGACATTATTCTTAGCTGGACGTATGACTTTTCAGTTCAGGCCAATACATCGCGGTTTAGGGTAGGTACATCAACGCCGGGATTCTATGGTGAATCAGAATATACGACCGTAGATTTTACGTTGGGCGATCTAATTAGCCGCAAGTCTTTAAATTGTACGGGTAATGGCACTGTGATTACGGTAGGTTTGCAAACAGAAGTAAACGGTGCATCTATATCCCTACAGGAAATGAACGTATTAGCATTGATAGGTAAGACATTATGATTACGAACCCTAGCCAAATGGCTGGAGCAAATCAGCCGTCTATAGATGATTTACAAGAAATCTCGGTTCCATTTCGTCCATTGGTTCAAGAAAACCCGTTTGGGGGAAATTTTCTTGGCAGTCTTTTTGGCGGCCTTATCAACAATATAGTTCCTATAGCGTCTACTGTTGGTGGTCTTGGGGCTTTGACAGGTGCTTATGACCGCCTTGGGTCAATCGGTGAGCGTGGGCTTTTGGGTGCGGGCCAGATTGCTGAAGAAGCCTTTTCGCGGTCGCAGTTCAAACCATTTACCGTTACTACGGGTACAGGCTCCAGCATTGGTGTAGGTGTACCCGCCCCGGGATCTTTTGACCAAATGGGTCGAGAAGCCAGAATCCAACAGCTTATGGATACTCAGGGGCTAACCCGCGAGCAGGCTATGGCTAACCAGAGAGCCTCGCAAATGCGTGGGTTTGACATAAACAATGACGGTGTTGTTACTAATCAAGAGTTTGCGGCCGCTAGAAACGCTGGATTGACCGGAACTCCAACGTCTGGTGGTGCTGCTGGAGGTGCAGGCGGTGGCGCATTTACTGGCGCAGGGCCAATGATCGGGCCAAATATCCAGACTGTTCTAAGCCCAGAGCAACAGGCTATATCTTCAGGGGCTTTTACTGATGCTCAAACCTTGCTGGGTAATGTTGTTCAGGATCGTTCTACCCGTGAGCAAGAGATATTTAACAGAATACGAGCTACGCAAGAAGCTGAAGAAGAACGAAATCGTCTTGCTTTGGAAGAGAGGCTGTTTAACCAAGGCAGATTGGGCGTAAGAACCTCCATGTTTGGCGGTACATCAGAGCAGCTAGCGTTGGCTAAAGCTCAAGAAGAAGCCAGAAACAGGGCTTCACTAGCGGCTATACAGCAAGCTCAAGCAGAGCAAGCGCAAGATGCAAGACTTGGCACTCAGTTGCTTGGTGCAGCGTTCTTGCCAGAGGCTCAAGCGCAAAATGCCTTTAGAAATGCTTTGACGGCCGCAGAAATCAATCGACGAGCCAACCAGTTTGGCACTGGTTTGTTTGCTGAGTCCTCTATAGCGGGACTAGACGCCCTTCTGGGATCAGGTATCGGTCAGGCAGAACTGATGGGCAGGATTGGCACTAGCCTGCTTTCAGGCGCTATGGGTGGCGCTGGTAGCGGTCAGGGCGGTATTGGCGATGCTATAGGCAAGGCTTTTGAGGAATATGGCCCCGAGATTGGAGGTGCGATAGCAGATTTACTTGGATTTGGAGGGGATGACTAATGGCTTTAACACTTAGTTCAGCAGCACGGCTTGCCAGCCCTAATTTTGGCAACATCGAACAGCTAGGCCAGGATATTGGCTCTTTATCTGCCAGAAGGCGGCAACGAGGTATGCTTGCCGACCTGATGGCTCCATTAATGTCCGGTGATGCCTCACAAACTGATTATTCAAATGCGGCGGTGCAGCTTGCCCAAATGGGTGATTTAGACAGAGCTGTGCAGGTGTCACAGCTTGGGCAGAACGTAGGTGCAAATCGACGCGCGCTTAGGGAGCAAATGACTCAAGATCAGCTTGCGATTAACGAAGAGGCAAGTTTAAAAAGATTAAAAAGCAACGCCATATCAACATTGCAAAGGCGCGCTGAGATAGAAAGCGATCCAGTCAAAAAACAAAAAATTATAAATGGCTTAATGATTGCCCGAACATCTCGGGACAGAGAAACACTGGAAAATTTGATAGCAGGAAGATCATTGTCGTTGGAGCCAGACTTTAGGGTAACTGGTGAATATACACAGGAAGATGAGGCTGGAAATGAGTGGTCAATATCTATTCGTCAAGATATAAACGACCCCAGTGCAGAACCTATAAGGTCTGAGACTCTTGTGGGGGCGTCTTATATTCCAGAAGTAGGAGGTTCACCCCAGAAGCGATCAGGAACTGATACGCCCGTGGGGGCAACACGCATTGTTAGTGATACGTCTGGCATAAGCGGCGAAGATAGGTCAGTAATACAAAGAGAGATAGACGCTTCTAGAGAGTACTTAACACTGAAGTCAGAGGCCATAGCGGCGCTTTCCACAATAGAGGGTCAAATAACTGACGCTCAGAAAAGTCTTAGTCTTTTGGACGACATAAAAACAGGCGGGTTTGACACAGCCCTTGTAAGGCAGGCGTCAGATTTTTTTGGGGTTACTCCAAAAGATGAGGCTCAGTTTAATCTTCTTGCTGGGCAGGCAGTATTAGCTGGGTTATCGGCCTTTACTGGCGCTATCTCTGAAGGAGAAAGAAATTACTTGGAAAGCCTGTTTCAAGATTTGGAAAGAAGCGAGGGTGCAAATAGAGGAATTTTGGAGTTAATGCTTGAGCGAGCGGAATTTAATTTAAGGGACGCGCAAGCCAAGGCAAAAAGCGACAGCTTTGACGAATATATGCAAAACAGGCCAACGCGGGTAGGCACTACCGCCCAACCTGAAGAAGTTAGTTGGAATAGCCTGACAAAGTAAGGTTTATTATGAAGACAATTACCGTGGTGTTGCCAAACGGCGTAAAACTTAGGGATGTGCCAGAAAACACACCTAAATCTGTTATTCAGGATCTAGCCATATCAAACGGGCTTGCTTCTGCTGGTGATTTTGAGGCCAGTACTCCTGATTCCTCAAGCAACGTAGCGGCTGCAAATGTTTCTTATCCATCAAACCCAAGGCGGAGGGGTTCAACTGTCCCTAATGTTGACCAAAATTTTGGAGTTGAGGACGTTGGTGAGTATTTGAAAGACAATATGGGTCTTCCTCTCGGTATGGTGGGGTCAGGATTCGGCGCGGCGATTGGCTCACCTCTGGGGCCTGGCGGAATGATCGCAGGCGCGGCTCTTTTGGGGGCTGCTGGCTCTGGCGGGGGAAGTCTGCTTTCAGACAAGCTGAATGATGAAGAATTAGATTCTGCGAAAGCTATTAGAGAAGCCGTTACTTCGCTTGGGTTTGATGCTGCCACACTTGGGCTAGGGAAGATTTTAAGACCAGCGTTTGTGTCAGCCCGTATGAAATTAGGTATATCTCCAGAGGAGACAGCAAGGGAAATCATTAAAGACGTTGCGCCTGTTGTCGGCAGCAAACAGTCCCTTGCAGCCACGCAAGATATTTTAGAGCCTTATAAGGCCAGCTTAACTCCATCTCAGGTCGGCGCTACGGGGATGCGCCTTATGCAAGAAAAACTAGCTAGGGTTGGGCTTGTTTCGTCGTTAGATTTTGCAAAAAATGTTGATGCCGTAAATAAAGCGGCGCAAGACGGTCTTAATGAGGTTGCAAATCGATTAGTGGTTGAGTCTTCCGGTTCGCCAATGGAGGTTGCAGAACAGCTTATAAGCGTAGTTGATACAGGAAAATCAGCTCTCACTAAAATATATGGTGAAAGCCTAGACGAACTAGCCATGACGGTTCCTAACACTGTAAAGCTCGGAATGAAGGGGCATAATGAAGCAATCGACGCATTTCTGGCAAAAAACACGGAAGGTGGTTTTGTTGATTTAAGCCCAGCGGCATTAAAATTTATAGAGAAAGACTTAAGACAGGGCCTAATAAACAAAAATGTAGAGACAAACTTAAAAGGATTGATAATTCTTGATAAGCAATTAACAAGGCAGATCAAAGAAAAGTTCGGCACTCCCGGAACCAAGACCTATAGCGCAGACGCAGAAAGGCAGTTAAGTGACCTAGCCTCCAGCTTGAGGGAGGCGACTTATTCTGTGTTAAATGCGGCCAAGCCAGAGGCAGGCGCGCAATACAAAAAATTAAAAGCCGCTTATGCAGAGGGCTATAGCGGACTTGCTCCGATAATAAATAAAGGGTTTGTAACAAAAGCTGGAGCCAATAATTATTCGGCAATCGGAAGGGTGCTGGCTAATGCGGGTAACCCCAGCCAAATAATCCAATTTAAAAATCAACTAAAACAGGCTTATAAGGAAATCGGGGAGGATGGCGTTGAAGAATTAAGCGTCAAGTCTTTTGATGAAGCAGATGCCTTATTAAAAAGGGTTTTTGTAGAAGCTGAATTTCCAACCATCTCTTCACAAGCCTTTGAAATAACAAAATATCAAAATTATGCCCAAAAGCTGTCCTCGCCACAGCAGCAAGATAGATATAAAGCCATTTTAGGTGAAGACTTCGCCAAAGTGAATCAGCTCGTAAATTTGATGTCGGAGGCGTCTAAAACTCCTACTGGAAGTATCGGCGAGTTAATGCTTAGAAACAAAGAATATAGTGCAATAGCGCAGTTAAGTGGCGGTTTTGCTGGCGGGGGGCTTTTAGGCGCGGGAGCGGTTCTTTTCATCCCCTCTTTTTTAGCAAAATTGTCTCTTAATCGAAAAGCGGTAAATTCACTGATTGCATTTGACAACAGAACATTTAAAAACGATCAAGAAATGGAAGCTGCGTTAGGGGTAATTATTGCAGATGTACTAGACGCAATGACCGACGAAGAACAGGCAGAAATAAGAAATTATTTTAGAACCGCGAATTTAAAAGACGCAGAAGCTAATCCCAACTAACGAACTCTAACCACCCTGCTACACCCGCCGCTCTGTCATTCTCCATACGGGCGGCTTCTGCCTTGTAATGCTTGGCGATTTGCTTGACTTCTTTCACCATCCTCTTGCCCAGCATAATGTCCTCGACCTTCTCCCTCAGTATCTCTAAGGCCCCTTCGCCATAAGTCTCGATGTAATGACGGTAGAAGTAATCAGGGTTGCTGCCGAACTTCTTATGACAGCCGTAACAGTGGGCAAAGGCGTTCATACCATCGTATCTAACACCCTTCTTGGCCCTGCCAAAGTAATGGCTACAGTGTAAAGCCATGCTGTTTTCTTCGTATTTTTTGCCACACCCCTGGCAAGTAAAGTCATTTCGCATCCTGACGCACCGGCTAAACCAGTGGTCTGCTGCTGTACGCTTTAATTTCATATCAATCCCCGCAAAAGCATGGGATCGTCTCATCCCCTGCCAAATCCAATTGTCCCTGCTCTCTGGCAATGACTTGCATCTGTGCATAACTGGGCCGGTCGTTACGCCATAATGCCCCTGATTGTTGGCTGGCAGGGACTTCACGCTCCATTCTGGCCCACCAATCTGCCCTGCTAGGGCGTTCCACTATCAAGGATTCAATCAGGTTTGCACCTTTTAAATAGCATAGATCGCAATTGCCATGAAGCGTTACACCGTTGACGTTTGGTAACTCAAGGTCAAACAATTGAGTATCCCAGAACGCTGTGACAGTTTCTTTGGTTACCCCCGCAGTCACCAACGGCCTGCGGTGTGGCTCTATCTTGGCGGCTCGACGTTGCTCATCAGCCCTAATCCCTACAATCGCCATGTTTTCGCCATGCGACCTTTTCTCAACATGGCCTATTGACCATAAATAATTTGCGATTGTGCGTATTTTCATTTCAATCGTGCAGAACCTGGCGACAGGGTTAGGCAAATACTTCTTGGCGTGAATTAGGGCTTCAAAAGGCTCACCATTCCTAGCGGCGGTATCAAAATCCACCACCTTAAATCGATCCTTGGTTTCCTCTGCCCACTGATACTCAAGCCAGACAATAGAAACATCCCACTCTTTGCTGCATCTTTCTACAAACCTAAGCGTTGCTTCCTCTTCTTTGCCGGTGTTTGCAAAGGTGACGATACAATCATCTGGCAGGCCATCATTAGCTTCTATAAACCGCCATAGCATATAGGCGCTAGTCCTGCCGCCACTAAAGCTGATGCAGGATGGCTCTGTCAGCTTAAAAGGATTCATCTTTTGGCCCCGCATAACGGATTATTTCCAAAGGCTTCTCATCTATGTCCTTGAGCGGCTTGGTACTCAGATCCATCATTATGGCTACGTCTTCCTCTAATCGCTTTGCCATAGATTCTGCGGCTTCTACGGCTAGTTGTGCGTCATTTTTCATAGCCGTATGCCTCTAAATCAATGGACGGTCTATTGCCGTCAATGGCAAAAGTTATGTCATGTTTTTCACAAATATCCTGCATCTGTCCAATGATGCGATTGATATATGCGTCTTGTTGGAGGATATGGTCGCCAAAGTCTTTGCAAATACGATCCATAGTGTCGCGATCTTCTGATATGTCATTGGAGTGAACCGTGGCCTGATCTGCAATAAAATTACAAAAAAATCTAGCCAGTTGCTTTTCTCTTGCGTTCATAACTCATCCTTTATTGATTGTGGAAACGGGACGTATATCCCCTTCTTCTCTGACAGCCACCGTACAAGCACCTCAGCGGCTTCGCTTAGCTCCCCACCAGTGAGCTTAGTGGTAGAGGTTTTATCGTACATGGCCTTAATGATGGGCTTGTAGAGCATCTCCTTGACCAGCCCCTCAGTAAACGGTATCTCAACCTGATCGTTGAAGGGATGTGCGTTGGAATACCCAGCATCGTTTAGCTTCTCTGCCATCTGTCTAAACCATAAGTGCATGGCGTTATTCTGCCGCTCAGTCCTCCCTGCTGGCTTGATTGAGTACAGGTGATAGCTGCCTTGGCTGAACTGACCTTTTACAAAGTCTATAAAAAACTCTA